ACTATTATAGCACAAGGTGGAGGGGGTGGTGGTGGTTCAACAGGTCTTAATTTACAATCAACACAGCTTGAAGTTTTAGCAGGTATTACATCAGGTTTTGATTTATTACATAATGATTTAACAAGTCAATTAACTGTTAATTTAGTTGATGTTTCAGGATTAGCAACTCAAACAACTCTATCAGATACTTATAATTTATTAAATGATAATATTGGAACAGGTGGTTTATCTGTTTCTATAACTGCTTTAGATGGTGAAAAAATAACAAATTCAGTTGTAGATACTAAAAGAGGTTTAGATGTAAATATTATTAATTCAGTAGGAATTACAGGTAATGTATCAGTTTCTAATTTTCCAACTAGTTTTGAAGTTTCAAACTTTCCAGCAGAACAAGGAATAACAGGTAGTATATCAGTTTCTAATTTTCCTTTAGAACAAGGAATAACAGGTAGTGTATCAATTTCAAATTTTCCAAATACACAAGCAGTAAGTATAGACCAATATTTAAATGTTAATATTTTAAATAATAATTCAACAATTTATGATTTAACAGATAATGGTCCAACTTTAACTGGTAATGATAGTAGATATGAGGCAGACAGAAACCGCCCAGATTCATGGTCATATAGTAATACTAAAAGTCAAGGTGGTTCATCTTTATATTGGTATGCTAACAGCACAACAAGTCCTCAAGGAGCACAAGAATTTAATATTACAAAAGAAATGATAGACACTCTTTATAGTGTAGTATCTATTAATAAAACAGCAGATGCTGATGCTTTACCTATAATGGGTTTATATTCACCATCAAATTCAGGTTTTTATACATCACGATGGGTTTATACTATTGACCCTTCAGAGCTATTATTACAAAATGAAAAAATATTAATATATTATGGAACTAATCCAATTGATCTTTATCCTAATTTAAGACATATTCAATTATTATTTAATGCTTCAGCAAGTCAAGGTTCATTATTACCAACAGAGATTATATATTTGATGAGTTTAAATGCCCCTTCAGCTATGGCAGCTGGAGCAATAAGTTATAATATATATAATACTGGTTTTGTTTTGAATAATGGAATACAAAATCAATATCAATTTACTTCTGGTATAAAATCAAAAGGTGATTTAGCATTATCAAAATTAACTGTTGATAATAATTTATTAGGTGTTTCTATAGGTAATACTCCTCTTGTAGGAATTAGCAATGCAACTTTTACAACAGCAAGTTCTGATGGTACTATTGTTGGTTTAAATGTAATTACAAGAAATGCTTATAATCCATTTATATTAAATTTCACTGAAGCAAATGTAAATATTAGTGGTAAATCTGATGTTATTGATTTAAGAAGTTTTAACTTAATTAATATTTTTGCTACTGAAACACACAGTGGAGGAGGTTCTCACAATATAAATGTTGAATATAGTATAGATGGAACTGAATGGTTTGTTAGTCCTAATGTAATTACTGGAACTGCAACTTCTTTTAGTTGGGATTATAGCGGTTTCTGTGTTCCATATATGAGATTGAGTTTTAATGTTTCAATATTGACATTAAATTGTTTTATATGTTTGAAATAATACACTTTTTAAAAAAAAGTGTTATCAAAAACAAATTCGTTTTTAAAATTTTTAAAATATCTTTGATTAATTTAAATATAAAGAAATATTTAATAATAATAAATAGTATAAAAAATGGAAAATACTAAACCAAAAGTAAATATGGAAAAAATTATAACAGATGAAATAGTAATTAAAAAAGTTCGTGGTCGTCCTAAAAAGATTAAAGAGGATGATATTGAAGTTTTAGTTGAAATGCCTAAAATCATATATCGAAAGACCAAACAACAGAACCTTATATATAATAAAGCATACATTGAAAGAAATAAAGATAGAACTTATCACTGTGAAATTTGTAATATTACAATGACATATTTTTCATCACATAACCATCCAAAAACTAAAAGACATAAATTAAATGAATTTATTAAAGAAAAACAAAATCAACAACCAGCTTATTTAGCACCAATTAATAATTAATTTTATTTTTTACTTTTAAATATAAGACTTTTTATAATTATAATAATTATAAAAACATAAAAAAACATAAAAAAACATAAAAAAACATAAATGGAAATTAATAAATATCATAATTCTAAAATTTATAAATTAGTTTCAAATCATACAGATAAATTTTATATTGGTTCTACAGCTCAAAAATATTTAGTATCAAGAAAAGCAGGACATATAGCAGATTATAAAAAATTTAAAAATAATAATGGTTCTTATACAACATCTTATGAATTAATTGAATTAGGAAATGTTGATATAATTTTAATTGAAAATTTTAAATGTGAAAATAAAGAAGAATTACATGCACGAGAAAGACACCATATTGAATTAAATAAAGAGTTATGTGTTAATATGTATATTCCATCAAGAACTAAAAAAGAATGGAATAAAGATAATAAAGAATATATAAAAGAAAAAGCAAACGAATATTATAAAAATAATAAAGAAAAACTCAATGAATATCAAAAAGAATATATGAAACAATATCGTGAAAATCAAGAAAAAATAAATTGTGAATGTGGAGGAAATTTCACTAATTCTAGTAAATCAAAACATTTAAAAACAAAAAAACATTTAAACTTTATTAATACAAATCAATAATTTATTTTTCCATTGTTTTCTGAAATTCTCCTTCTTTCTTCTGAACAGCTTCTTTAAATGAACTTTTGATTCTCTTTTCCTTTTCTTTTTGCTTCTTTTTTCTTTCTTCTGCTTTTTGTCTTCTTGTTATAAGCTGTTCAATTTCATTAATAATATCTTGATTTTCATCTGGAAATGTCTTCTTGTTAATATAATATACTCTTAATTTAACTAAATCTTCAGTTGATTTTTTTTTAAAAGTGTCATCAGCATCCTTATATGCTTTAGCACTTTTATATCCTAATTCTTTATAACTTTGTTCTCTCATGATATCCATATCATTTCTATATTGTTTTCCTTTTTCAGTTGTTTCTTGTAATTTATTCATTTTAACTTGTAATGCTTGAAATGCAGAATAATATCTATCCCATTCATCTGGATTTTCTTCTGAATCAATTGTTTTTAATTTTTTTTCATAAACTTTATAATTTTCTTGTTCTTTTTGTGTTAAATATTCAATTAACTTTTTTTCTCTTCCTTTCTTATCATATGTTTCACTTGCTTTTGATATAGCACACATATAAGATATTCCTTCATCTTTAGCAACTTTTCTAACATGTTCAATCCACGGATTATTACTCATTTTTATTTTTAATAATATAATATATATTTTTTAAAATAATCTTACTTATTTATCAAATGGTATTAACTTATAAAAATAAATTCAATAAGAAATATGGTTTTGATAAAGATGAACCTCATTCATTAGAAGAAATTTCAAAACTAACTAATTATACATTAAAAGGTTTAAAAATAATATTTAATAAAGGTATTGGAGCTTATAAGACTAATCCAGAATCAGTTAGACCAAATGTTCAATCTCCAGAGCAATGGGCATATGCACGAGTATATTCAGCAGTGATGGGTGGTAAATCAGCATTTATTGATAAAGACCACTTAATTTTTCGAAAATCAAAATAAATAAGCAAATTTTTTTACTGTAAATAAATATTGAAAATTTGGGTAATATAAAATGATGAAGTCTCTAAAAGATAAATTATCAATATCAGATTCAAAATCTGTAATATTAGTTTCTTCAATATTGGAACATTCAAAAGATATTTTAGATGGATAATAAATATGATGAACCTCATTCACTCTATCTTTTATTTTATATTTTCTTTTTTCTTTTTTTTCACTCATTTTTTTTTGCTTTTAATTTAAAATGTTATATTAATAATAATAATTAAACAAATAATTTAAAACAAATAATGCGTCTTATCAGATTACAAAGTGGTGTTTTAACATCTAGTATTTTTACAACTAACTTATCAGTTGCTTTGAATTGTAAAGAAAAAACTAGTGTAGCATTAAAAAATTTAACAATCCAATTTCCAGAACCAACAATTGATGTTGATACAACCAATAATATTTTTAGTTTTAAAACAGGTGATACAGCTATTGTTGATTTATCAATTCAAGTAGTAATTCCAGTTGGTCAATATACAGTTAATACATTAGTTCAAACATTAAATCTTTTAATGAATAATAATTTATATACTTGGGATAATAATAATAATGAATTAATAAATACAAACAATTTAAATTTTGAATGGTTGGTATCATCAACTGGTAATATAAGTGATGGTTATGTAATTAATATGGCATTTAATAGAACTGATAAAATAACATTATCAGAAACAAATGTTTCATTAACAGGAATGATTGAAGATGTAGGAACAACAGGAGAATTTTATAAAACAGCAGTTGATGATAGTGGAAAATATAATGGTGAATTAATAAGTAAATCTTTAATATGTAGAGGAGGGTGGGAAGTCTCAATGAGTGTAGGAGCACAAGTAGGAGGACAAGTAGAAAATATTGCTGATAGTTATTGGTTCTTTTATATTGCTAAAAATGGTAAAACAACAACTCAAACATTTTTTGAAAATATAATTGATGGAATGAGTGTTGGTTTTTGGGGAGTAGAAGGAAAATATGAATATAAAAAAGGTGGTGTCATGGTTGGAACTGGTTTAGATATTGGAGCAGGTGATAATTTAAAAATTGTTAAAAGACAAGATGGAAGAATTCTTTATGTTATCACACAAGCTGGAATTCCAATCAGTTTAGAAGGTGATTTAGTAAATAGTTTAGCAGATGATTTAGGAACAGCAGATTTAAATTTTTTTATTAAAGTTGGTGATGATGCTGGAAAAATTGCTTTTAGTGATTGTTTAATGACACCTTCACCAAATCAAACAACTTTAGCAGGTGTTTTAACTAAAGATAAATTAATTCAAAATATTAAACAAGATTTCAATTTAAGTGCTGAAGCAAGTGATGTTAGTGTTTATTTTCCATCTTTAGGAGTTAGATTTCTATTAGGTTTTAGCAATCAACAATATGATGAAAATGCTTTAAGTAGTAATTTTACAGGTGAAAACTCAGTAGCATCAACACTTTTTAACAATGATATGATAATTGAAATTCTAGAATTTCCACTGTTGGCATTTGATGGGGGAACTAATAAAGTTCGTCCTATTCTAGATGTTATAACATCTGGAGAAATTCAATCAAGTGTTAAAGGAAAAGGCTCAGAAACATATGAACTATCATACTCATCAATCGCACCAACCTTTTTAGATTTTAATATCAGTCAAGGAACTCAAACTTATTCTTCATTAACTTTAAGAATTACAAGTAATAACCAACAATTAAGATTAAATGGAGTTATTACAGCTTGTATTTTAATTAATGATTTATAATTTAATTTAAACTTTTTAATTTTTAATATCACTTATTAATATAATAATAATGACAAAACAATTAATTTTAAAAGACTTATCAAAATTAGTTCAAAAATATACAACAAAACAAGGTGTTTTAATTCAATCATTACCACAAGATGAAATTTTTGAATATCCAAAGACTGAAACAACAGTATTATATAGAGTAAAAGGAGTTGATATTCCTATAATTGAAAAAACACCACCACAAGCACCCCCACTTCCATTAAGTCTTTTAATGGATTTAAAAAAATATTTAAAAGATACAAAATCAAAAGAGATTATAAGTCAATACATAGAACAAACAAAACAGCAACAACTAGATTATCAAGCACCTATAAGACCTATTGAAGAAGAAAAAAAGAAAGCTCAAAAAACAATTGAAAAAGAAAAGGTAAAAGAAAAAGAAAAAGAAAAGGAAAAAGAACCATTAGCATTAAAAGCAACTGAAAAAGCATTGAAAGATATGACAGAAATAGAATTAAGAGAATTTTTTTTAAGAAAGGATATATTAATAAGTGATAGAAATAAAGCAATAAAATTATATAAAAAATTACAAGAACAACCACCAAAAGAACCATCAAAAGAACAATCAAAAAAAGTAATAGTATTAAAACAAATAGAAGAAACACCAACAAAACAAGAATTAGAAGTTCAAATAGAAGATGCTATATTACAAAGCAAACAACCTAAAGAAGGAGACTTAACAGCAAAACAAGAAGATGAAAGAAATGCTGACATAAAAATAATTAAAGAAGAAATTCAAACAGTAAGTAATAGCATAAATAATAAAGTAAAGGGTTATGGATTACCAGTCCCAATAATTGCTTTTAAAACATATGATGAATTTTTAGAATATAAAAAAACAGTAATGCCATTTAAAGAAAAATGGTTAGAATTAAATTTAGGAAATCCTTCTTTTTTTACAACAGCTATAAATAGACTTGAAAAAACAGTTAAAGATAATTTAAAAATTGAAAGAAAAATGACACAAGCAGAAATTAAAAAACAAGCTAAACTAGCAGAACAAAAAAGACTAGTAGAAGAAGCAGAAGCAAAAGGACTAAAAGAAGAAAAAAAAGCAAAAGCAGCAGCTAAAAAAGCAAAAGCAAAAGCAGCTACAGAAACTAAATAAATTATTTATCTTTAACTGTTGGTTTGCTATATGTATCAAAGCCGATAGAAACCGTGTGCCCCATTATTCTTGACATCTCTTTTACTCTTTGAATGTCATATAATGAACTAACAACTATTTTTCTTATCATGGTTGTTGTTAAATGCTTACCAGTTCCATGGAATGCTCTTTCAAAGAACCTTGAGAACTCATTTGAAGTAAATTTCTTAAAATCTCTATCAAAAAATAATGAATGGTCATATTCACCATTATTAAATGCTATAACATATGGTTTAACATACTTATAATATTTAATAAAATCAGAAACTAAATCTTTATCAGTGATTTGGAAATCTATGATTCCGTATGTTCTTTTTGTCTTATATTTATTCAATATAACTTTAATAGTAAAATCCTTAGAATTAATTATAAGGTAATTGGTATCTTTGTTCGGTTCTATTTTTTTAAATTCACTAGTTGAATATATTTCAGCATTACCTAAATCATTTCTCAATGGAAAATTAATATGAAAAGCACTAACTAAATAATGCATCCATTCAAGAAAATCTTTATATGTTTTAGGTTCATTAGGTAATTTAGATTTTAATAAATGAACATAGGTTTCAATATCATTTACACTTAAAACATTCTTCTCTTCTTTTTCACTCCATTTCATTTCACTTTTTACCTTTTCAATATTATCAGTATAACTAGCAATTTTATTTGAATACTTATCAATTATATCTTTATCTACTTTTGATGCTAATAAATAACTAATGATTGAACTCAACTTATTTTTTTTAGTGTTATCAGTTGATTTCATTTCATCAATATGTTTTAAGACTTCACCAGTCTTTTTAAATAGACTTACATTGACATCTCCTTCACCTCCTAACTCTTTATAAAGTTTGGTAATATTTAAAGCATAAATACGAATTGATGAATCACTAATTCTTGGATTAAAATCTCTTATGGTTTTTTTTAAATCTTCCATTTACTTATATACAAGATTTAAAAAATAAAAATAAAAATATATAAGTAAAATAATAAATGGTAAAAATAAACGGGATTGAATATCAGTTATCTGAAAAGAAAAATAAGAAATTAAAAGCATATGTGAATGGTAAATGGGTTCATTTTGGACAGAAAGGCTATGACCATTATTTTGACAAAACTTCATTATTACCAAAAAGTGAAAATCATTTAGATGAAACACGCAGAGAATTATATTTAAAGAGAGCATCTAAAATAACAAACAAAGAAGGAAACTTAACAGCAAAAGATAAGACCTCACCTAATTGGTTTTCAATTCATATTCTTTGGTGATTTTAAATATAAGTAAAGTAAAAAAGGGAATATAAGTAAAGGGGACACTTCAAAAGTTTTAAACTTTGATTTTTTTTAAGTTTAAATGACTTGAAACAACATAAAACTCGAGTTTTATGTAAGTTCTAATGGTTTAAAGTTAAAAAGTTTTCAAGTAGCACCCTTTTTAAATATCACTTTTACTTATATTCATTTTAATCAATTATATTATGTAGTTAAGAGCGTAAATACTAACTTTACACTTGGGAAAAGTCATTTAAAAATACTTATACTAAAAATTAAAACTCAAATATTATTTATTATTTATTACTTATACTTAAATATTATCAGTAATAACTTTTTCAAGATATATTTCAATATCTTTTTCTTTTTGTCTTTTTTCTTGATTTGATTTGATTTCATTCATTGAGATTATATCATCATCCATATGTTGATTTTGGTCTTGACAGTCAGATACAATACAACAACAAGCTGAATGCCTCAAATGTATTTTACTTATACACATACTTAAAGCTCCTATTACTGAAATAATAATTGCTGCTATACTTAAAGGTTCAATCGCCATTTAATATTTAATAGTATATCATATATTTATTTTTTTTGTTCTGGTGGTGGTGGTGGTTGTTGAAGTTCTTTTGTAATCATTAAATAAATAGTTGAGTTGGGTCCTATGTTGGTTGCTTCTTGTTTAGTAATTGGATTTAATAATCTTACAGTAATACTTGAGAGATTTATAGGTTCTCCTTTATGTTGATAGATATAAGAGTCGGGTCCGTTGGTTAAACAGAAACTATCACTTGATAAATAATAAGTTCCTACAATTGCTTTTACTTGATAAGATTGAGTTGCATTTATATATTCATTGTTTGAATAACTACATATTAACTCAACCAAATAATGACCAGCATTATTAACACTTGAAACTGGTTCGCTAGAAAAATTAAGAGGAACAGTTGTTGTTGATGTATTAAAAACAGCATTATTTATTGAATATGTTGAACCATTAGTTTGTAAATCATAATTATAAATAGATACAGTTCTATCATTACTTAAATTTTGAAGTGGATTTAAATTTCTTGTTGTTTTAGCAAAGAATATTTCACTACTTAATCCAGTTGCTTGTGTTGGTTGTAATGTATTAATTAAATTAGTTGGATTTGAATTGATATTAAATAAAGGATTTGAATTCAGAGGCATAACAACAATGTCATTATAATTTAAACCTAATTGAGTGAAAAAAGGGTCATTAAAAGGGTCATTAGGTGATAAATTAGTAAATGTGTGAAAAAATACAATACCACTAAAATTATTAAAAAATTTACTTGGTGTATTAAAATTTATTGGTGTATTTTGTGTTGGAACATTGATATAAACCCCCGTCACTTGATTACCAGCATTAATTATAGGTGTATGAGCATATGTGAATTGATATCTATTTGAATTATCAGTTCCTGGTGAATACTCAAAAGCAACTTGAGAAGCACCAGCCATTAAACCATCATACATAGCATAATCTTCTCCAAATAAAGGTAAAAATTGAGATGTTCCTGGTTCTGTTGTAGATGTTCCAGTTATAAAAACATTTTCATAAGTTTGATTATATTTAGCATCTTTTAAAAAAGGATAATAGAGGCATGGTGTATATTGGTTTGCTAATACTGTTTCATTGTTTAAATAAACATGTAATCCTGGTAAAGTAGTAGTTGTTTTTTTACTAAAACTTAACAGAGATATTAAAGGTTTATTAAAACTTGAAATAAATTTTAATGGGTCTGCTGGTAATGATGCTGTAAAATTAATACAATTACCATTTGTATCATATTGTGGGGTATATTCAGCACTTGAAAACTGTAAATTATTTAATGTTATATTTTGAGGTGTTGGATTTGATTGTAATTGACGAGTTATAAAAGTTGCTAAATATTCTCTTGTATAAATTCCAGCTGGTATTTTAACAGTAAAACTATCAACAAGTGGTTTTCCTGTTTGAGAAGCAATTATAGGGTTAGCATTATCTCCAAATTTATATAATAAATAAGGTTGTCCATCTACTGATACTGGTTTTGCTTGAGCTTGATTTGGATATTCTGGGTCCATTGATGCTATTTGTTGTCTTATTCCGTGGCAAGTAGTATAATAACCATAAAATAAAGTCCATTCAACATCTTGAGAAATTTCAATATCTCCTGATAATACTTGACGAGTATCTATAAAACATTGCTTAACTTGAATGATATCATTATTATTTACAGTTACTTTTTTTGAGTTAGAAATATTATTAGTCCATTGACTGTTTGAAGGTGTATCACTTGCTGTATATCTACTAAGTTCTACAACTGTTGATTCCATTATTGTTTTATATATTATTAAGTTTATTCTTAATAATTACTTAGATATTAAAAAATAAAAATTACCTTAAAAATTTAGACCTAAAGGTCAATTTTAATCCCATTTTGAAGACTTGTGGCGATTTGACCAACGCAATAAATGTGAAGACCTTCATCTAAAGCATTTGCGGCACCTGAGGCTTCTCTTTGATAAGAAATTTGAAGTTGTTTGAGAATTCGTTGATTTAATTCAGCGGCACCAAATGACGAAAAACCATTGAGAGTAGTTCCTAAACCACCAACAATTGATGATGCTGCTTGAAAGTGTGAATTAGATAAAAGACAGTTTCCACCCCAGCAATCAACCATCATAGACATTTTAATAGCATCATTGGCAGTTCCACGAAAAACATAGACATTTTTTCCCCCAATGGCAATATTAAAACTTTCACGGCACATAGGAACTGACATATAAGAACCCATAATATCATAAATAGGTTTAATAGAAGCAACTGGCTCACCATTATCAACACTAACTGGAACATTTACTAACATAATTTTACTTACAAATTTATTGGCAAATGCTGTTGATAAAACTTCAGTTCGTGTAGAATTAGCAGTTGGTGCGATGTTGAAACTATCAGAAACCCATTGTTTAAAATTAACTACTTTAGGTTGAGCAACATCAAAATTAACTGTTTCATAACTTAAATAAGGAGGTTGAATATCAAAACCTAATGCGGGGGCAAGTGGATTAACTGGAAGAAACATTGATTTAAGATTGGTTTCCCAATTTACAATAAGTTCAACAGAACTATCAATGATTTGAATTTGTTGGAGTAAATCACTAAAAACAGTGAGATTTAAACTTGCTGATATATCATCAACTTTTAGTCTGTCAAATTCAAAAAGTTCTGTGTTGCTATTATATACGAGATTATTACCAGTTGAATGAACTTGTTTGCTTATTCCTTGTTGGTGTTCGGCGTCTCCACCACGCTGAGCAACCATATAAGGTAAAGCATATTTGCTGTTCCATAAATCAGCATCACGAGAATCAAGACGAAGTTGCACGGAACGGACGCATGAATACGCCCCAACAAGAGCTGGCCAATACGAAGCTTCAGTTGGTCTCATTACTAAGTCTAAAATTTTCATTGATGGACTAAAGACTTTATTGTTTGCTGCTATACGCCAAACAGTTTGAGTTTTTGAATGCGAAATAGGACGGTCATAATGAATTGTTGTTAAAGACATTTTTATATATTTATTATTATTATTATTATTATTAATTATATAATATATATTTTTAAAAAATTAAAATTAAAAATTAAAAATTAAAAATTAAAAATTTAAAAAGTGTTTTTCTTAAAGAAATAATTTACCAATAGTAAAAAAATATGTTCTGTAAGAAACAGCTGGAACACTTGCTAATTGCATTAAGAAAGATACACGAGTTCCCGATGCTAACCCACCAATAAATTGAGTGCCGACACCGTACCCTTGGTCATTCTCACCAAGTTTAGTGTAAGACATACCATTGCGAGAAACATTCATACTTTCCATCCCAAAAATAAGTGGATGATGAGCGAGGAGATAATTATATTGTATCTCCACTTGCTGTTGTTGTAAAATGAATTGAAGAATATCATCAACACCATTAACTTTAACTTGGAGATAATTCAGTTTTTCACCATCAGAAATACTTGTTGAACCGCAGTAATTGTATTGAAAATTATTTGTTGTGCTATCTTGACCAGATTTAAGAAAACCAGCAACAATACTATCAGCAGGAGCAGAGAGATTAAATTCAATATTAGATGTTTGATTGACTAAAGTTCCAATATGAGCTTGTGATTTAACTTCCATTGTAATTGTTGCTGGATTAGGAACCTCAGCGTCTGTGAGGTATCTCAATTCTAAGTTCTTAATTCTGTAATTAAAATTTTGACCTACATTTTCTGAAACAATACCACATTTAAAAACATCTTGAAAAAATACATTAATTTCAATTTCACCTGTTTTAGATGATGGTAAAGGGTAATTACTATTATTAAGACAAATATCAAGAACAATTGAAAAAGGTAATTGAGTCCAAGTGTCATCAGTTTCAATAGGATTAAATTTTGAACCAAGAGATTGAAGGTTTTTAACATCATCACCAGTTTTATTAGCATCATTAGAATAAGATACTAATGAAAGCATATGAGTTGTTGTTGTTGCTTGGTCAATTTGATAATTCGTTGCTTCATTACGAAGAGATTTGAATTTTCCGTAATCAACAAAGGTTTCCACAATAGAATTATTGAGTTTAGTATTAATTTGACGAATAAATCCATGAGCCCCAGCATTGGAGAGAGATACTTTATCAGCAGCTGTTAAAGCTCTTGGATTTAGACCAACACCAGCTGTATTGTTTTGAAGTTGTAAAATACCATTCAGACGAATTGATTTAGCACGGATTTGCTGACCTACTGGATTGAGAATAAAAACGGCGTTGGTTTGTTGTTGAAACCCATCAGCAGTTTCAATAGTTGTTGGTAATGTGAGATTATATAATTGAGACATTTAATTTTATATATTATTATTATTATTAATTATATAATATATATTTTTAAAAAATTAAAATTTAAAAAACATTTAAAAATACTTTAATATTTATTTTTTTCTAAAAAATTTTGTTAAAAACATTTAATAAAAAGTGTTTTTAAACTGGAACATCCATATAACATTCAAGAACCATATAAGTATTAAGAGCTGGTGTTGTTTGACCACTTAAAGCATCAACTTCAACTCTTAAAGCTTTCATTCCAGGTTGTTGAACATTTACATTACCTTTAGTATCAATACTATTAAACAGTTTAGCAGGAATACAAATTGGACGAATAGCAGTTGCTAATTCTGTATCACGATAAGGAGCAACATTGACTGGTTTGTAAATTTCACTGTTTAAGAATGTTCTTAAAAGATTATCATAATGAAGAGAACTATCTAAAGGAATTGGCACGGTTGTGAGGGCATTACCATTGACGAAGTATTGATACTCGGATAATTTTTGATGAGAAACACTGACCATGTTAGTTTCACTTGGAGTCAAAAAATAAGCATTATAAGCATTATTATCCACTTGAAAAGTATATTGGAATTTCTGGAGATTTTCAACCATAGCAATCTGTTGTGATTTGTATTGAGTTAATAACATTGATTTAGGACTAGCAAAAGGGATTACACGACGATAAACCACTAAGTGAGCCCCAGAAACACTAAAATCAGCTAGAAGATTAGTATAAAGAGGTTCAATATGTAAATCAAAAGTTGCGAAATTAGCACCAATATCAACTGTTTTATCAAATGTAACTGTATTTAAATTTACACCAGCATCTCTTGTTGTTGTTGAAACAACAGTTGCGAGAAGTGTATTAACAGTTTGATTAATTTGACCAGCAGCATTAATTAAACGATATTTAATATTACATACTGTTCCTTTACTAATATTAGCAACGGGAGCACGAATATCTTCTAATGGTGTATAGGTTGAACCTGGTGAAAAAGTTAAAGTTGTGCTATTTGCTGTAAGAGGAACAATTTGAGTTTTTCTTGTGTCATAACTTAATTTATTTACTTGAACCCCAGATGCTACAACACCAGCATTTAATGGAGCATCTATTGTAATATTTAAAAATGCTGGATCAACAGCAACTACTGTTCTTGCTAATACTGTTGCTACAGCATTAATTGTGCAAAATACATAAACAACATTACCTATAGCATAACCAGCAAAAGTAGCTGGAGCTGTTGCTGTAATAACTACAATATTTGCATTAACATCAGCACTTGGAACTAAACCAGTGAAATCTTCACCACCAACACTATAAACACCAGTTGGAACAGAGCGTTGAAAACATTTATATTTGTTTTCTAATAGAAATCTCATTGATAAATCACCATTAGTCGGAACAGCATCACTATTACCAAGAGTTCCAAGAAAAAGGTCATCTAAAGATACTTTAAGAACTGGAACGGGGTCATTGTATTGATTGTTGAAAATAGAAACAACACCACCAATAGCTGCGTCATTTTCTTGAGCATGACCCGAACCATTAACTGTTGCCATAGCTTTTCGTTTTTCGTGTCCGTCAGCTACATAATTTAAATTTTGAGCAATGATATTACAAAAATTTACTTCACTTAAAACATTATTTGTTCCACTCTGTCTTAATTGAGTATTACGAAATAAACAGCTGGGTGAGTACTGAAACCCATCCTGGCCGAGAGTAATGTTGCGATAATCAGCGGGAGTTGTTAAACCTTTTAAAGAAACTTCTAAACTAACATAACTTGAAGACATATCCATTACACCCATTTCTTGAGGAACATCAAATGTTAGAATATTTTGCTGTGGAGTTAATGGCAAAGCTACATTAGATTGAATTTTACGAATTGAACCACTCATTTTAATTTAATTATTATATTATTATTTATTAATATTATAATATATTTTTTTAAAAAAAAAAAAGAAAATTAAAATGGAATTTGCTCAAATAAATGATTTATTTAAAAATAAAAAAAATGATAAAAAACCTAAAAAACCAAAAACAGTAGATATTTTTAAAGTTCCTAGTGGTTTGCTTAAAAAAGTTAAAATCCAACAGAAAAAGGTAAAACCAAAGGAAGAAACAGTTAAGAAAGAGATTAAGAATTATTCTATAATTCCTAAGGAAATGAAAAATGAAAAATCTAAAAAAAACACTGATATAGATATCACTAAAAATGAAAAAACTGCTATGATTAACAGAAATTCAAATTTAATTCGTAATTCTTATAATTATTAACCAATAACAACAGAATGGATTGGTACACTGTTAATTTTACAAATATATTTATAACATTCATCACAAATTGTGATGTCGAACTTCATTTGTTCTACTTCATATTCTTTTGATGTTTTTTCACATCTGGAACAAGTTCCAATAAATTTTTCTTCAACTGGTTCTGACATTTTTTATTTTATATTAATTATTTTATTATATTTGTTTGAACTCGTTTATTTTTATTATTTTCTTTGTTTATTATTAAATAAAGAAAATAAAAATAAAAAATGACCGAATTAAATGAATTAAATGAAAATATAATTCCTATAGAAATTGAAATTCCAGAAGAAAAAGAATTAGCGTATATTTATAAAATTACATCAACACAAACTCAAAAAGTTTATATTGGTTCAACTTTTAAAAAATTAAGTCTTAGACTTTACCAACATAAAAAATCTTATAATAGATTTCAAAATGGTAAAGGAAAAAATGTTGGTGCTTTTGATGTCGTTTGTTTTGATGATTGTGTAATTGAAGAGTTAGAGAGTTTTGAAGGATTGACCCGAAAAGCTCTTGCAGTGTTTGAGCGTAAATGGTATGATACATATAAAGCAAATGGTGTTGAATTATGTAATATCAATATACCTAATAGGAGTAAAGCTGATTGGGAATGCGAGAACAAATTATTTTTAGATAATTGGAAGAAAGAATATAGAGTAAAAAATAGAGAAAAATATAATAAATATGTTAATGATTATTACCATAATAACAAAGAGAAAATAATTGAAAATCAAAAGAAATATCATAGTAAAAACAAAGCAAAAATCTCTCAATATTATAAAGATTATTACTTAAGAAAAAAAGAGGAAAAACAACAAGAACAAGTTGAAGAAGAAGTTAAAGAAGAAACAGAACCAAGATTGAGACAAATGATTATAACACTTGATTTAATTTATCAATGAGAAAATGAAACAATTTAGAGGGATGAGCCATTTTTTTGCTGTAGTTTATAAAAAGGTTTAGGTCTGTAAAATTATAATATAGGATTAAACTATAATGAATTTACTATTAATTTATTTTTATTTTATTTTTAATTTTATTTTTAATTTTATTTTAAATATTTTATAACTAATTTTAATACTTTAAAATAGTATTATCTAAAAATATTTCTTGAACCTTTTTATAAACTACAGTAAAAAAATGGCTCATTCAACTAAATCTTTCATTTTATCAATATTATTTTATTAGTCTTTTGAAAGTTTTGTTATAAAATTATGATATACTGACTTATCTGTGTTATTGAGATATAAGAAATTGTATTTCTCTTTGGTTGCTTTTTCATAATCTTCTATAAAATTTTCATAATTACTTCCTATTTCATCTTCTATTGCTTTTAGGTCTTTTTTATTATAGAGTTTAAATACAATTAAATGTGTTGTATTTTTTCTAAATCTAGATGGTAAAGCAGAAAATACTTGAGTTAATACTATAAAGCTTATTTTATAATGTCTTGATAATGCTGGTAAATTATTTAATACTGAATGATTTGAAAAATATGATATCATATCGTCAAGAACAACCAATATATTTTTTCTTTCATCTTCGTCTTTTGCTTTTTGTTCTTTTACAATATCACTTAAAATATGGTCTACCATTTCAAGTTCTTCAACATCATGGATTTTAACTATTTCATCATCTTTAGCAATTGCCTTTAATGTATCATCTAACATAACAGTAGGAGAAATATAATATATTGTTTCAAATACATTATCATAACCATATAACACATTTTTTAACATATTACAAAGTAAAACTGATTTACCTGAACAAGTTGGAGCAACCATCAATAAAGTGAATGCTGGTTGAGGTAGTGGTTTTGGTATATTATATTCTTGTTTTTTATTTATTTTTTTTACTGGTAAAACAGTTAGTGGGTGAATTTTCTTTTCAATTTCTTTTTCCATTTTAAATTTAATATATTATTATTATAATACAATATACTTTTTAATTAAAAAATGAGTGATTTATTTACATTTGATAGTTTAAACCAACAATTCCAAGAATTAAACAAACTTACTCAAAATGAACAAGAAACAGAAAAAGAAGCTGGAAAACTAACTGAAGGTACATCTATTTTACCTGTTTTACCTATTGTTTCTGAACTATATGGAAAAGGGGTTCAAGTAGCTGGAAAATTACAACAAGCTTATACACAGTTTCAAAAGGTTGGTCAAGCTGCTGATGCTGCTAGAGCTAAAGCTTTTAATTTAGCAAAACAAGTAAGACAACAACCAACAGGTGAGGAAGAACAACCTGCAGTTGAAGAACAACCTTTTACTGCTTCTGTTAATGAAGGAGGTGTTGAATTAACTGACTTATCATCTTTAGGTAGAACTGTTCAAGGTGGTTTAGATGCTGGTATTGGTTCTGAAACTAGTTTAGAAAGTCCTTTAAGTTCTGTTGTTTCTGATACTTTAGGAACTCTTCGTTCTGGTGTTAGTTCTGCTGTTTCTGATACTGTTGGAACTCTTCGTTCTACTGTTGGTTCTATTGTTCAACCTGAAACTGATATATCAACTTTAAATAGTCTTCTGCCTTCTGGTGCTGGTTCTTATGTTGATTTAAGTGGAACTGCTCAAGGTCTTCAAGATGTTGCTCGTGGTGCTTTAAGTGATGCTCAAGGTAGTTTAAGAACTGGAATGAGTGCTATTCAAAGTGTTGGAGAAGATGCTTTAACATCTCTTCAACAAACTGCTCAAGGTGCTTTATCATCTGTTCAACAAACTGCTCAAGGTGCTTTATCATCTGTTCAACAAACTAGTGCTGCTGTTGCTTCTGGTTTAGAAGGTGCTGCTGCTGATGCTTCAAGTGCTGTTAGTGCTTTAACTTCTGGTGGTCTTGGTGGTATAACTTCTGGTGCTGCTGCTGATGCTGTTGCTGGTTTAGGTTCTGCTGCTACTAGTGCTATTGGAACTGCTGGTTCTGGTCTTCAAAGTGCTGTGGGAACTCTTGGAAGTGCTATTGGTGTTGATACAAGTGCTGTTTCTGGTGCTATTGGTTCTGCTGTTCAAGCTGGAACTGCTGCCGTTGAAACTGGAACTGCTGTTGCTACTGGTGTACTTTCTACTGTTGGTGAAGTGTTGGGGCCGATAGGTGCTTTAGCTGCTATTGGAATGGGTATTTATGATATATTTTCTGCTTCTGAAAATCATCATATTGACGCTGTTGCTGCCCCTACTTTTACTGCTGGTTTATAATAGAAAACCATTTGCCTTTAAATATTTTGTTTGAGGTCTCCAATATTTTGCTTGTGCTGGTTTTGGAATATCAATTGGTTTAGATGGTTGAGGAATTACAATCTCTTTTACTGGTTCTTTTACTGGTTCTTTAACTGGTTCTGGTTTTACTAATTCTTCTTTTGCTTTTTGTCTTTTTTCTTTAATAATTCGTTGAGTTTCTGCTACTTGAGCGTATTTTGAATATTTTTCATCTTCTTGTTGTTTTTTAGAATTTACTTGTTTTCTTAGTTCTTCATATTCATGAACTGTTTCATTTTTCTTACCTTCTAGCATTTGTTTTTTAGTTAATTTTATTTCTGCTGATTTTAATCTTGCTTTTGCTAAATTATCTCTCATTTTTTGTAATTGTTCTGGTGAGTAATTTCTTTTTGCTTTAGTCATACCTTTAATTGGTGGTTCTTCTTTGAGTTCTTTAGGAACTGGGTTTTCCTTTGTTTTTAACATTGAATTTGCTTTGGAAATCAATTCTCTAACATACTCTTCATCAACATCACTGGAATCATTATCTGACATTTATTATTATTTGCTTTACTTATTTTTAAGTAAGATATTTTATAAAAAAATTAAAACGGAAAATTAAAGATATTTTTTAATTAAAATCATAACCATTACAATTGTCTTTCATCATTAGAATATATTCTTCAATTGCTTCTTTAGGTAATTCCATACCAAATTCAAATCTACAAAAAGGACATTTTGAAATTCCTAAATTAATTCTAAACATATTAAAATAACATTTCATACAAAATTTTTTAGCACATCTAGAACAACCAACTTTTGATGTTGTTTTTGTATATTTAGTATCTTCACATATTTCACATAATGTATCAATTAAAAAATTAGTGTTAATTTTTAAATCAATATGTCTTTTAATTTGTTCTATTGTTGTTTCTTTTAAAATTGTTAAATCAGCTTTTTTGTCAATAAAATCAATTAAAATTTCATCTAACATACTTAATGATATTTCAATTTTTTCATTTGGAATATATTTAATAATTTCTTGGATTGTTTCAATTTGATTTTTATTAAATCCTTTTAAATAATATTGCCTACAACATTTTTTATATTTTTTACCAGATTTACAATTGCAGTTTTCATTTACTTTTTGATTTTCCATTTGTTTTTATATTAGATTTATTTTTATTTAAATAATATTATATTGGTTTTTCTTAAGTTTTATTAATTATTAAATAAATAGTGGAGGCAGTGGAGGCACTTTTCTAAAGTTTTGTAATTTTAAAAATCTAGTTTCCTATAGAAAAAGTTTAGAAAAGTGCCTCCACTGCCTCCACTTTTTAATTTATTTTATATTAAAATTCTATAAATTTAAATAAATATATAATAAAATTTCAATAAAATCAACAAATTTATAGAAAATTTATAGAAAATTAATTTAAGAAAATTTAATATATTTTATTTAAGTTAAAATTAAATATTATAAAATCTCATATTATTATAAAATGGAAATTGAAAATCAAACTCAAACTCAAACTCAAAATATTAATAAAAAGAAAATCAACTTTGATAATTTTCGTATAAGAAATACTGAAAAAATCCATCAAAAAATAGATTGTGAAATCTGTGGTGGTTCTTTTAGTTATTTCAATAAATCAACTCATAGAAAATCTGAAAAATGTCAAAAAGTCAAAACCCTTCGGGGACTTTAATTTTAACATTAAATCAATAAAATATTTCATTTTCTCTTTAAATTTACTTTTTCAATTTTTTTTTCGTTTAAATATTTTATTTAAAATATATTAAAATTATAAAAAACAATTTAAAAATAAAATATTGTATATAATTAAAAACAAAACTTTATTTTAAAAACAATAAAACTTTAAAAAATGGAAAACTATCAAGCATTTAAAAATTTCAAATATTTTGGTATTTATATTGAAGCATTTACAAATAAAGAAGGTCAAATTAAAAAAATTGTTCAATCACCTACACAAGAAGATTACAAAGGAAAAAAACAATGGGTTAAAGAATTTCGTGGTTTAATACCTAATGGAATTGCAGTTAATATGAGAAGCTATTCATCTATTGATATTGATAATCCTAATGATTGTTCTATTTTAGATAAACTATTAATTGATTGTAATTTTATAGTAAAAACTAAAAAGGGTTATCACTTCTATTTTTTAAAAGAAGACCAATTGGAAAGAAATAAACAATGTATAACAGCTGATATTAATTTAAACCAATTATTTTTTATTCCTAAATATTACCATAAAGAAACCAAAGAAGAATTCAATTATACTTTAATTAAAAGTAATGAACTGAATGAAATGCCTTCTTATGCTATTGAATGGTGTCAAAATTTAATTAAACAACATCATGGAAATAAAAAATCAAAACAAATTAAAGAGAAAATTGAAATGGTAAAAGTTGAATTAACTAATACTGATAATAATTCAAATGAAATTTTAATTGAAATTTTAAATAATATAAAAAAATCTCGTTTTGAAAATTATGTTGATTGGTTTAAAATTGCTTGTATATTTGTTAATGAAAAATATGATTTAAATATTTTTGATAATTATTGTAAAAATTGTAAAGGATATAATAAGGAAAATAATAAAAAAATTATTGATGGTTTAAAAGTTGATATTAAAGGTTTTAAAGTTGCTACTTTATACCAAATGTTAAAAACTGATAATTTAGAAATATGGAAAAAATTACAATCAAAAAGAACTGATTTTAGATTTTTTATAAAGAATTTTAATAATTATGATGTTGCATTATGTTTTTATCAATTAAATCCTGATAAATATATTTATTCAAATAAAATTTGGTATTCTCTCAACAATCATAATATGTATAAAGAGATGACTGATTTTAAAGACATATTATTTAATCATATTACAACATCAATTCAAGTTTTAATAGTAGAATATCGTAATTTAATTAGTCCAGATGATCCAATAAATAAAGAAATATGTTTAGCTTATAGAAGTATTGGTAGTTCTACTTTTAAAAAAGGTGTTATTGATGCTCTATGTGGTCTTTATAATATTCCAGATATTGAAACTAAATTAAATAGTAATGCTAATTTATTAGCTTTTGATGATAAAGTATATGATATTAAAACTGGTAATTATAGAAATATTGAACCAAATGATTTTATTAGTATATCAACAAAATATAATGCTCCTACTCAAGATATAATTAATTTACATAGAGAGAAAATTAATTCATTATTATGGAGTATTTTTGAAGACCATGAAACTATTGATTATTGGTTTTCATCTATTGGTATTTCTCTTTTTGGTAATAAAAATGAAAGTGTATATATTCATACAGGTTCAGGAAGAAATGGTAAAGGAGTTTTAAGTAATATTATAGAAGAAGCTTTAGGGTCTTATTATCAACAAGCTGAAAGTGATTTATTAACTGGAAATTTACAAAAACCAACAAATCCAACTTTAGCAAAAGCAAAAAATACAAGAATTTTAATGTTATCAGAACCAGATGATACTGATGATAAAAATTATAAATTAAAAACATCAATTATTAAATCAATTTCTGGTGGTGATACTATAACAACAAGAGATTTATTTAAATCAACAATTAGTTATAAACCACAATTCACAGTTATTTTACAATGTAATAAAAAACCAGATATTGATAAATTTGATGTAGCAATTGAACAACGATTAAAAGTGATTAATTATCCTTTTACTTTCATATCAAATCCACAAGAAGAAAAAGAAAGATTAATTGACACATCATTAAAAATAATGATAAAAGAAAATAAAGATTTCATTAAAGCTTTTATGGGTGTTCTTCTTGAATATGCTTTTAAAAACAGTACTTCAAATACTCTTAAAATACCTTCAAAAGTTAAAGAAGAAAATGAAAAATATTTTGAAGAAAGTAATCCAGTTAAAGAATTTTTAAATATCAATTGTATTATAACTAAAAATCCTAAAGATGCTATTTCTTGTAGAACACTTTATGAAAAATATAATAGTGGAGATTTTAAAATATTAAATGAAAATCAATTTGCTTATCAAATGACTAATATTAATAAAATTGAAAGAAAAAAGAAAAGCAATGGTAATTTCTATATTGGATTACGATTTAGAACACAAGAAGAAACTATTGAAGATGATTATGTTAATATTTTTCAAACAGATGATTAAACCTTTTTTTTATTTTTAACTTTTTTTTTAAAATTTAATATATTATATTAAATTAAAATGTCAAATCAGGATACTATTTATTTAAAAAACATTCATATCAAATCAACAGATATAAAAGATGATACTCTTAAAATTAGAGGGCAATTAGATACTATTATAGCACAAGGTGGAGGGGGTGGTGGTGGTTCAACAGGTCTTAATTTACAATCAACACAGCTTGAAGTTTTAGCAGGTATTACATCAGGTTTTGATTTATTACATAATGATTTAACA